CTCCTGAACTGTTGCGGCGCTTTTTGGTTAGGTTCCAGGTTCTAGCGTCCTCCCAAAGTCCATGTTCATAGCAGTTAGCCCCCATGTCGATAACTGTAAAGTCTAGTTTCCCGCTGTAGGTCCTACTCCCCCGCCCGGTCATCTGGAGCCACAAAGGTAGGCTTTTAGTTGCTCGGTTTACTATTATTGCCTCTATACTTGGCTCGTCGTACCCTGTTGTAAGGACTGAGCAATTAGATAGTATTTGAAAGTCGCCGTTTTTAAAGCCCTCTAATAACTGCCTACGTTCCCCCGTTGGTGTTTGTCCGTCTAAGTGTCTAGCGTCGTACCCGGCCGCCTTTAGCGCCTCTACTGTCTTTTTAGAGTGGGCGACGTTTACGTTAAAAATTAGGGTCTTTTTATCTTTTGCGAATTTCTCAAAGTTGGTAACTAACCCCTCGTAAAGTCTTTGCTTGTCAAATTCTTGATATAGTGCTTTGTTGTTATAGTCTCCTCCTGTCATTTTAACGGCGCTTAGATCAATTTTAGCGGCGTAAGTTCTACACGGTACTAGGTACTCCTCATAGAGTAAAGCCCCGATGGTCGTCGGCTCTACTATATTGTCGTATAGTTCGTGTAGTGAGGTTTGCGCTCCGGTCCTAACTGGGGTAGCTGTTGCGCCTATTATTAGAGGGTTAAACTCGCTTTCTCTGTAGCGAGTTATAAGGCTGTCAAACGTGGAAAGGTGGGCCTCATCAATTATTATTAAATCTACGTCGGGTAGTTCTCGCCGGCGCAAAGTGTCCATTGAGGCAACAAAACAGGTTTTAACCCCTTGTTTTTGTCCTGGGGCTATTACCGTAAATTTTAACCCTAATGTTTTCAAATAGTCTTGTACTTGATTTATTAGCTCAATCCTGTTACATATAATCATTACCCTTTTACCCTTACTTAAAGCTGAGTTAGCTATAGTAGTAAATACGTAACTTTTTCCTGACCCAGTCGGCATACAAAGGATTTGACTTTTATAACCTCTAGCAAATCCAGCCCGTAGGCTTTGTATAGCTTGATCTTGATATGGTCTAGCTGTTTTCATATCCATTTCCAAGTTGATTTTCTTATAATTGAACCTATACAGCCTGACGAAACATTAAACTTATAAGCTAACTCTTTATAGGTAATCAAGCCCTTTTTGTAACCCTCTCTTATTTGAATAACCTGTGATTTGGTTAATTTATTAAAATTATTTTTAGCTCCTCGCCTTGTAAAGCTATTTTGTAGTCCTGTGTCGTAAGCGTGTTGCCTGTTTTCTGACAAAGTGGCCCATTCTAAGTTATTAATATTGTTATCGTTTTTAACTCCATTAATATGGTTAACTTGAGGCTTATTTTCTTTGTTATCAATAAAGGTTGTAGCTACTAATCTATGAATATTTTTAGTTTTACCGTTTTGGCTCTCTTTCAAGTTAACCCTATAGTACCCGTCTTTGTCTGGTATTTCCTTTAAAATAATTCCTTTAATTTTTCTAAATCCGTACCTAGACTTAACCTCCCTATCCAAACTCTTAACCCTCCCTAAGTTACTAACTTTATAAGCTCCCTCGTACCCTTTTACGTCTTTCCAAATTTCTACCATAATTAAATTAATGCAAAAAGCCACTCTAGTAAGGTGGTCGGAATACCTTAAAAGAATAGCTTTTTAAATAAATGTTTTGAAGTTCCGACCTTCTGAGTAGCTAATATACGGATAATAAAATAATAGTTATAACAGTTACTAAAATAAAAACCATAACCCCGACTTCTAGCCAGGTTATGTAATAGGTTTTACGCTTGTTTTTTTTCATAATTATAGTGTTTTACTCCATTGTTCCGCCATTGCTTTAGCTATTCCTGGAAATGTTTTACTTCTTAATTTTGCTCTCTCGTCTTTTGGTAGTTTCCAGGCGTCCGCGTACCATGCTGGCATAGTTTTACCGCTTTTAAATTCCGCTCTAGGTGGAGGAGTTACCACGTTTGTAGGCTTTAACTCTGGTAGCCCTTTTAACCATAAACAAGTCTTTTTTTCAAAAGCATCCCCAAACTGATAAGGGTTTATAATTTGGTTTGGTTTCCGCCATTCGCTAGACATTACGCCTACAGGGTTCTCTATAGCTATCCTTGGACAGTATGCATTAGCAAATAGCATAAAAAACTTAATAGCCTCCTCTCTATCTTTATGTCTTTTAATCGCCTTATCTCCGTATCTCTCAATATTAAACCATCTATTACCCGTAACCGTCAAATAAGTACAAGGCGGAAAGGCTATAATTAAATCCCATTTTTGAGCTAATAACTCTGTTACGTCTTGCTGTAAATGCCATTCAGGGTGGCCTCCGCTACTAGGTAAAATATCACAACTATAGGCCTCGTGTCCTAGTTTTCTAAACTCTTTTGTAACCGCTTGGCTCTCCTCACAAGCTAATAATACTCTCATAACTTTTCTTTATTTTAATTAATGTTTTTTCGTTATCATACTCTAGTATAGGCTCATCCGGGTAAAGGTTATAGTTAGCCATATAGTGTCTAACCATAATCTCTAAGTTATCCGGGTCCCTGTGGTTTTTAACAACTATAGACCTACCTACATTATTCCTAACATAGGCGGTCATAGCGTTAAACTTTTCTCGGTCTATTCCTAGAGCCATTACTTAGCGCTTAACTCTGTTAGTAGCTCATTGTAGTACTTTTGAGCGTATTTGTGCCGCCTTTTAACCTCGTCCTCGTATCCGTCCTCTAGCTCAATTACTGAGGAGGTAGTAACATACTTAGCAAGTAAAACCCCTTCTTTTTGCTTGTGGATAGTTTCGTTATCGTAGCTACTTAAAAGTGTTTCGGGTGTGTCTGTAAAGCAATAATCTATATAAGCCTTTTTATATCCCCAAAGGATACAATAGCCTTTTTGTTGGTCCACGTATCCGGCCTCTTTAGCTTTTTGGTCTACGTCTGCGGTAAATGCCGGGAAAGTTTCTAAACTCCAGGCGTTTTTAATGTCTCGGATAGTCTTATTTTTATCGTCGTTAATATCACACTCGCCCGAGAGTATCCCGTTTTTCTTCCGCTCCTCGTTTTTCGTGTATTCGGTCCCTAATTGAGAGTTTAATAGCTCTATAGCTATGTCCTCGTTTTGGTTCCCTTTGTCCATATACTTAGTATTAATTTCCGACTTAAAGCCGTAAAACTCCTCTTTAGCTAACTCCTTTAGCCATGTTTTACACGTAGCGGAAAGGTTAACTACGTCTTTGACTTTTTTTTCTTCGGCTGCCTGGGCTTTTAAGTCTAATATTTTTGTATGGGCCTTTAAAGCTGTTTTAGTTTCCTTGTTTGCTATAGCCTCGTATTTTTCCCGCGCTATCTCTAAAGCCTTTAAAGTTTCCTCGTACTTTTGTAGGTTTGTTTTCCCCTTGCCGTTACTCATTAGCTTGTGAAGGCTTGAGCATCTTATAGTTAGTTTTTTCATGTTTTTGTATTAAAGGGGACCCGAAGGCCCCCGGGTTATTAAAAAGGAAGGTCAGTAGCCTCGTCCTCTACTTCCGCCTCAGGTGCTTGAACTGGTGCCACCTCAGCGCTAAAAGTCTTAGTAATTAACGCCTCAAAAAATTCAAGCTGAGCGCTGTCGTCCCAAACCTCTTGGCCTTTAACCTTTATTTTTTCCATCCTAGGCAGCCCGTTAGGGTTTTCCTTCGTGTAGTGGCTAAGTAATTTACTACCCCCTTGGTAAGGCACTAAGTAACTGTTAAAGCGTCCTGTCTCTTTATTCTCTATGTTATAGCCTTTAAGAACTACGTCTTTAGCAAAGTCGATCACTGGAAGGCGTGAAAGGAACCCTTTAGCTGGTCCGCTAGATAGTGGCAAACTCAATTTAACCTTACTATCAGGCTCTAACTCTGTGGACACGTCTATAAATATGTGTAAACGTTGCCCGTACTCTCCGGCCTCAGTTTCAATGTTATAAATCTGCCCCTCGTAAGTGTCAAAATGTAACTCGTGTACTAATTTACCTGCGTTAGGTCCTTTTTTAAGCTCTCTTGGTGTTGCTCCTGGGGTGTCCTCTTGGACTCTTTGGACGAATTTCCCTGACATAAAAGAAAGGTATTTTAACCCTCCGCTCTGTGTGTTTGTTGCTCCTCTACTCATAATTTTTACTTGTTTATTATTTCTGCTAGCTCCTCGACGTTTTTTAATATTTTTAAGTCTTGGACCTTGCCGTTAATTGTATTGCTAACTCTAACCCTGTTAGCTTTAGGGTGTCTAGTCATATATAGGGGAATAACCCCGGTCGGCAGTCTAGACTTTGCCTTTTCAAGTCTTGTTAAAAACTCTACTTTTTCAATTTTCATGGTATGAATTTGGTTTTAAAGTGAATACATCGTGAATAATTGGAGCGTATTTATAATGTCGTTTCATTATATCAGCCCGCTCCTGGGCTACTGGGTTTAAGTAAGTAACCTCTTGGCCCTTTCTTAACTTAGCCACTTGGGCGCCCGTTGCTTTTATTTTTTGTTGTCTTTTAGTCATGGTTACAAAGATAGTTATTTATAGGGTTCTACCAAAAAAAACTTACTTTTTCTTTCGTACAAAATAAAGTTTACTAAACATTTGGTAAACTCAAATATTTAAGTTTATATTTGCCTTACCCCTCGGGACCGTTCCCAGGGTTAAAACTTAAAACATGGTGAACACAATTTTAATAATAGCGGCCCTTTCTTGGTTAGCTGTATCAATTTACGACGAATCTAAAACTTATAAAAATGAGGATTAATTATTTTGCGCTACCCGGCCTAGTAGGGTTAAAAAAGTTAAAAGTCTTATCTATTAAAACAATAGTGCTGGACGAGTTAGGGGTTTCCTGGGAGGCTGTTATTAGCGACGATAGGACCACGCCACTACCTGACGCCCGTAAGGTGTTAGCTTACTTTATAAAAAAGTACTGCGGTAAAATTACTACGGTGGCTTTAGGTAAGTTGATGAAAAGGGACCACGCTACTATATTATACTACTTTCATAAGGTAGACCACTTTAAGACGTACGACCATGAATTTAGAGAGAAATTAAATAGAATAGAGTTAAAAATTAATAACCATAATTACACTGTAAAACATGAACAAAACAAGTAAAGAACTAGTAAACGCCTTAGAGGCTGCCGGTATCACTGAGGACTACCGCCTTAAAATTTTAATAGCTATTGAAACCGAAAAGCTAGCGGCTGAGGTGGCTATTTTAAAGGATATGAAAGCGAATTTTGAAACCATTAAAACTGAATTACCATGAAAGGAAATTTTTTACTATTTGAGTGGGACCACTATTACCCCTCGGGAGGTTATAACGATTTTTTTAATAGTTACGAAACTTTAGAGGAGGCTTTAGAGGTAGCCCAAACTTTAAAGCAAAGTAGGAGTTATACTACTTTTTTATTTATGATATATAACTCTATTCAAGAAAAAATAGAAATTACTAACCAAGAGGTAGAGCCTTGGCGTTTAGACACTAAAGAGCAAAGGTATATATTTAAAAAAACTAAATTAATTGAATTATGAAAGGAAAAAAGCTGAAAATTAAGCGCCCGTTAATAGTCTTTGATCTAGAGACTACGGGCTTGAGTCCTCAAAATGATAGGATAGTAGAAATAGCGGTAATTAAGAAACACCCAGGAAGAAAAAAAGACGAGGTAAAGACTAGGCTAATTAATCCCGGTTGCCCAATTCCTGAGGAGGTGGTAGCTATCCACGGGATAACTGACGAGAAAGTTAAGGGAGCGCCTACCTTTAAACAAGTGGCTAAGGGCTTAGCTGAGTTCATTAAGGGCTGCGACGTGGTAGGCTATAACTCTAACCGCTTTGATGTACCTTTTTTACTTGCTGAGTTTGAGCGCTCGGGAGTAATGGACGCCTTTAAGGACGTGGAATTTATCGACGTGTTTAACTTATACTCAAAGTTTAACCCTAGGACCTTAGAGGCTGCCTACGCGTCGTACTGCGGTAAAAGGTTAGATGCTCATAAGGCTGAGGCTGACGCCCGGGCTACCTTTGAAGTATTAGAGGGTATTTTAAACGAGCATCACGGGGAAATTAAGGACGAGACAGTTAGTGGCCTAGCTGAGTTATCTAAGAAGAAAAAAGGCCTTGATATTTTAGGGGTAGTTATTCAGTCTGAACGCGGCCCAGTGTTTAGCATTGGGAAACATAAAGGCTCTTTAGTGTCGGACTGCCGTCCTTATTGCGACTGGCTTATTAATGTGAGTGACTTTAGCGCTAACACCAAAGCGGTAGTTAGAGGGATATTAAAAGGGAAGGCGTGAAAACCCCCCTAAATTGTAAGTCTTATTTAGCAAATCATAGCCTAGTGTAAAAACTAGGCTTTTTTTTGTCCTCAATGCTACCGACGGCGTAAAGCTAAAATTACTAGAATTAGCCCCAGCAACCGCCCCTACATAAAACTCGTATTTGTCACGCTCTTTTACAGTAACTATTGACTCTTTAAAAGTGTCTACTCTAGTAATGTATTTAGGAAATAAAGGTTTATAAGTAAAGGAGCTACTAATTAGCTCACCTTTTACCTTAGCTGTTACTATTGCACCGTCTAGCAGTGTATCACTAAAGTTGGTTATATAAGTCTTAACGGTGTCCCCTTCGTGGCTTACCTCCTCTGTAAATCCGTCCGGCTCTCGGTCCTTATAAACTACTCTAACCCTCTCAATTTCCACTGTGTCCGGTTTCCCCTCAATGTAGACTAGGACAGTATCCGAACTAATAACTTTATCCTCTCCTGGGTCTTGCTTATCATTGTTGCACTTGTTTAAAATAACTAGGCAAAGTATTGCAATTATCCCGAAAAAAATAAAGTCTTTAATCACTTCTTATTTGTTAATTTGTCGATCAGTGGCTTTGAATACCTTTCGGCTAACCTTATTAAGTCATAGCCCGCAAACCCAATAATAAAATCACCTGCAAAATGCCAGTTAGTAACCTCAGGGAACCACTTAGGCGCTAAGTAGTCTATTACTAGCTCAGGAATAAAAAGAGCCATTACAAAAGCTGTAAATAAGTGGCCGCCCCATCTTACTATATGCCTACCGTCGAAGTATTTTTTTAGGCTAAAGTCTTTTTTTTGCGCTGCCTTATTCTTTAAAGCTATAGTTAACCTAACTAGGCCAGCTAATAATATTAGTAATATGTCCCAAACATCAACTATAAAAGGGTGGTTTTCAATCATTTTTTTCTTTTTTTCTTCCGCTTAGGTTTAACCTTAGGCGTGTTAGTGTTGTCTACTTTAGCCGGCTCAATTTTCGGCTTAACCGGCTCCTTAACCACTGCTTTAGGCTTTACCTTAGGCTTAACCTTTGGAGCAAATAGCCCGCAGCTTAAAGCCTTTTCAATTGTTTTTAAGTGAGCGTTAACGATTTTACAAGTTCCCGCGTAACTCATCATAAGCTCAGCGTCCGCCCTTGTATCCATAAAAAAGGACTCAGTTAATATAGCTGGGCAACTTGTTTTCCTTAATACGTAAAAATTAGCCTCTTTGTCCTTGTCTCCGTCGGTTAGATCAACTCTAGCCGCTTTGTTTGGGAACTCCTCAGCCATTGCGTCCATGTAAAACTCTGCTACTACGTCACTTTTAGTTTGCCCTTTAGAGGTGTAAACTTCAAAACCTGTTCCGCCTCCGCCGTTTCCGTGGACACTAATATAAATAGCTTTTCCCTTCCACTTACTCGCTAACTCATTAGCTACCCTAACCCTTTCGGCTAGTGGTGTGTCTTGTGGTCCAGGAACTAGAACGTGGTGAGGTATCCCGAGGCTCTTTAATTGATAAGCTAGCTTTTTAACTATCTCACGGTTAAAGTGGCCCTCGTAAATTGTGAAACCGTCCTCAAAGGTGTGCATTTTTGCCGGGGCTGTTGTATATTTCCCCTTGTCTAGTCCTCCGTGGCCGTTGTCTAGTATTACTAAAATATCTTTTTCCATGTGTTTAGTCTTTTTTACCGTTCTTTAGTTTGCTAATTTGCTCAATCGTTACTATTCCTAGGAGTAGCAACACAAATAAAGAATCTATTGTTAATATTTCTATTATAAATTCGTAGTCCTCTCTTAAAAAGGCGTGTTTAAGCCATGAGGCGTGCACGAATATAACGCAAACCATAACCACTAAGACGGTTATTTTACGCGCTGAAAAACCTGTATTTTTGTTATTGTCTAAGGAGCCAATTAAGCCCCTGTAGATTTCTGAAATTTTAGCTTTTATTTTCATTTGTTTTTATCTCTACATGAGCAAATTAGCCCGCCGTCCTCTAGAGCGGTTAAAGTTAAAGCCTCCTCTATTTTTGTTACTCCGTCCTTACAAGTAGCTACCGCCTCCCCTTTCCAAAAGCCATTTTTTTCTACCTCTGGAAAAATAGTATTAATTAGTCTGTCTGTGTCTTTTTCTGTATATAGTATAGTCCAGGACTTACCTAATAACTCGCCTTTATCATAGCCAAACATTTTCTCGTGAGCTTCGTTTATATAGGTATATTTTCCGTTTGAGTCTAGTAGGGCTATCCCGTCTGTAGCTACATTAATAGCCGCTATAAGTTTGTTATTAAAGTCTATTAACTCGCCAAGCTCCGCCCCTAACTTAGCAATTTTAGTTATCCTATGGTCTGAAAATCCTGTTTTCATTTTTTTAAGAAAAATATAATTATACCTACTACTAACTCTACTCCTATTAATATCCCTATGGTTTTACTCCACGCGCTTTTTTGAATATATATTTCGTCTTTACTCTCTTTCATTTGCGGAGGGCTCCAAACGTCCGTAACGTCCTTTTTCCACTCCTTATGCTCTTTTATTACGTGCTTGGCTTGGCTTATCTCGTTAACGTCCTTTTGTAGCTCGTTAAGTTGCTTACTTACTTCGCTTTTAAACTCCTTAATCTCGTTAGAGTTCCGCTCTAGTAGGTCTAAAATTAACTCCTGGTATTTTCCAAAATCGGACATTATACTAAAATAAAGAAAAAAAAAGGTTGTTTTGTTAGTTGGTCTATATTCTTGTACCTGTTGCAATAGCGTTAAAAGTACTTAGCCCAGTTAAGTCGTCTTGTACTCTAAAAATAATACGATCATTCGTTCCTTTACGAAGTCTTAACCCCCAAGGCAAGCCGTAAATTTCGGTCATATCTATATTAGGTAAGTAGCTTTTTTCTGTTCCACCTCCTGAAACATCAGCAAGGTAGGCAAGTACTCCGTCACCAATTGCGCCCGTGTCTGACGCTATACGAATAAACTCTTTGTTTGTTTTTATTCCTTCGTGTAGAGTATAATCGGGGTCTTTTTGATTAACCCACAACCAAGCAACCCCGTTAGTTAACTCAGGCAAAGCCCCAAATTTATTTAAGGCTGGTGTTCCGCCGTCTCCAATTTCACAAGTAATATATTTTATATAAATGTCCTCTTCTTGGTGAGCGCCTATATAAAAGTCTACAAAGTTAGTTGAGCCGTCAACCGCCATAATATTAGAGCCTGTCTCACCTCCGTTATCGGTAAAGTATTGCCTAAAAGGTAAAGCTGTCAACTCTTCGTCAATTGGTGGGTGTTGGTGTATTACTACACTAATCTCGCCCTCTCCATTTACTTTTATTTGTTGACCGTCTGCCCCTATTATCTTAGCAGTAACCATTTTAAGTCAAATCTTTTAATGTATCAATAAAGAGCCCTAAACCGATTTGCACATTCATAGCAGTGTTACCCGTTGGAGGTGTTACATCAAAACCTATTGAGCTTCCTTTAGGTAATACAATGTCTCCCACTATGATAGGCGTTCTGCTTTTTGATTGAACGATTGAAGAAATTAATTTTGTTCCGTCCGTAAAAGTGTTGCCCTCAGCGCCTTTATAAACTAAAGTGTTATCTTTTAATGTAAGACTAGAGCCGAAGTTTCTGTTAACTCCCGCCATTTCAGCATCTACCGCACCGCTTATAATTGTTCCCGCTGTAGGGTTTTTTAATACGTCTACAGTAATGTCTCCGTTTGCGTTAGACGATCCGAAAATATAAAACATAGCAGTTATAACTATGTCAAAATCCTCGTTGTTTTTCATATAAAAACAAGCTGACTTGTTAGCAGTCGTTAAGCTAAACGTTCCAGTATTAACGCTGTAACCGTTTCCTAGTTCAACTTCTTGTTCACTTCTTCCGAATGTGATTGCGTCAACGTGTAGTCTTTTGTGTTCGTCAACTTTTGCCCTGTAGCCATTTCCTGAGCCGTCTAAAATTTCTTCTGCCATGATATTATATTTACTTGTTATTATTCGTCGTTGCCTATTTTCCTTAGTATTTTATTAGTCTTTTTTTGCTCTTGTATTAACTCGCTTAGTAAGTTTTCGCTTCTAGTAGTGTTTAATTTAACCGCTGAAAGTGTCGCCTCGCTGCTAAAATCCTTAGCCTCTAGTAAAGTTAGTAAATCCTTAACTAATATTTGGGTCGTTTCCGTGCTAAAGTCCTTAGCGTTTAAATTAGTTAGGCTAGTGTCTACGTTTAATAGTGTAGCCTCCGTAGCTAGGTCCGCCTCTAAAAGGTTAACACAAATATAAAGCGGGTCCGTGTCTGCGTGTAGCGTCGTGTCATACTCAAGTGTTAAAACGTTAGCCGCTAAGGTGCCAAAAGCCCCATTAGTAGCCGGGTTAAATATAACCTCCCCGCGCTCGCCGTTTACTATTGGCTTGACTTGTTCAATGTCGTTAATAGTTATCCCTGTGATCGTTACCGTACCCGCCGAAGCGTCAAAACTATAACTTCCTATATCTACTCCTATTTGTGCCATGTTAACAGTTATTTAATGTATTAGCCGCCCAAATATCCCCAAAGGTAGCGCCTCCACCTCCTCCGGCTGGCGTCGTAAAATTCCCCTCACCGTCTAAGTATTTAGTATTGTCACTAGGTAAAGCCGGTACAAAGGTTTTAACTCCCTCGGTTATGTCGTCCGTGTCGTCTATGTTTTTTTGAAAACTATTAGTTATTTTAGGCGTTGCCGCTAATGTACCAGGACTAACAAACTTATCAGTAACCACCCCAGTATCTACCTCGCTTTGTGTAGCCTCTGCCGCTGAGTTTTGGAATATCCACTCTGTACCGTTAGAGTAATAAGCCCCTCTAGGGTAGTAATTACCCCCTAAGTTACCTGGGAGCCATTGCGTCCCTTGTGCGTTCTCTACAAACCAAATAAATCCCGTCTCATCCGCTGCCGGTGGTAGTGCCGCAAAGTTAGCCACTGAGTCCGTAGAACCGCTACCGCCTCCGTTTCCGTCCTCCGCTAAAGTATATATATACCCCATAATTACCCGCTAACTCGTCCGTTTTCTGACATATCAATAACCGCCGAAAGTGTTCCGGTAGTCGCTGCGTCAATTTCTATCTTAATATAGTCACCTCTAAAGTTGTTAGCCTCTACCCCGTCGCTGTCACTAGCTGCGGTAATTGGGACTTCTAAAATACATTTACATTTTTTATCATGTAGTACCTTTTGAATCCACGGCCCGCCTTTTTGAGTAGACGCGTAAACCCTAACCGCTGAGGACCCAGTTAACCCGGTCCACCACCACTGTAGCAAAAAGCCAAAATTAGCGTTTAGTTTATACTCCCAAACTAAAGGGCTAGACATATCCGCATTAGTAAAAACCTCTACTTTTCTAGTCTGTGGCATTTTCTTTAATCATTTGCTCCAGGACCTCTATAGCTCCAGTACATTTTATAAATACCTCTTTAGCTTGCTCCTGTTGTGCTTTTAGTTGCTCAATTCTTTGCTCTAGCGTTAACTCCTCTTTTGTGTTTTCCATGTTACAAATTTAATTAAATTCCACTAATAACCGCTGTAAAACCTAAGCCTTCTAAATATGCTTTTGTTTCATCGTGTGCTACTTGAATAGTCTGATCTTTGTAAGTCACTGGCTCTACGTCATTTGCTAAGTCGTACCATTTAGCTTTAGAATTAAAACCATCAACGTTAATTGTGTTTTTCGGGTCTGCTTCAAAAGCTGCTAAGTTTTCATAGACATACAAAGCCACCTGTAAACGTTTGCCGTCTTGTGGGGCTGTGAACTCTAATCTAGTTAATACGTCTGTTAGTTCTACGCTAGTACCTTTAAAAGTTACTTTTGCTGTTTCTGTGCTTGTAATTGTAATCATTGTTTTTTGTTTAATTTTAACTTGCTGCAGTTATTATTCCGTTTGTTATTGTAAAGTTCGTATAAGATCCCGTACCCGTAAAACCTGCCACCCCTTTGGTATATAAAGCACCATCATTTCTAACCTCAAACAAAGAAACTCTTGTACTATCTTCAACCATGAAACCTTTAGTACTTACTAATTGGTCAGACCCCCGAACCTGAAGTCTTGCAACTGCCGCTGCTGCTGCTGAACCTGAAGTACCAAATCCGATTCCAGTATTTCCATTTAGCCATAAATTACCATCATTATGTAATCTTAATAACTGAACTTGTGAATCGTTTTCACACCATAGATTGTAAGAACTAGCTGCAGACCTAACATTTAATTTTGCAGTTGGTGAAGTACCACTAACAAAACCTAAACCTAAATTTCCTAAAGCTAAAATTCCACCAGCGTTATTAATAGTGAATAAACCTGCCCTAGTGCTATCCTCAACTCTAAAAGCTATAACACTGCCCGACTGGTCAACTCCTCTAACTTGAAGTCGTGCCGTTGCTGGACTACCTGCCGCACCTGAAAAACCAAAACCTATTCCAGTATTCCCGTAAAGCCATAAATTACTAGCATTATCTATTTTAAAAGAATCAACTCCCGAACTATTTTCAACTAAGAAAGCTGTTGTTAAAGCATCTGCCCCACCACCTTTAATAGTTGTTTGTCCACCGCTAAGGTTAAGGGCATTGCCTCCCATTGTAACAGTCCTAGAAGCCGTTAAAGTTCCGTCTGCTGTGTAGATATTATCACCTCCTAAAAAGTCACTAGCTACCACTTTTTTAAGTACACCAGCGTCATTAACTAGGAGTTCCATTGTACCCGAAGCCGTTATAAGTGGTTTATTACTTACTGCTA